ATTGAGTTCTCAGATGAAACAATCAGCAAGTAATGTTAACTTGTTAAAAGCTCGTTATGATGACTTAAAAAAATCAACCGTTCAACTGCCAAAAGAGATAGATAAATTATCTAGCTCATTAAAACAAAAACAAGCGACTTTAAAAACGACAGGAACGTTGTTACAAAGTCAAAAGGAACATTTAAAACATTTACAAGACACTTACGGTAAGACGAGTGCAGCGGCTTTAAAATATAAAGATGTTGTAGCTAACACGTCAAAATCGTATAAAGCAACACAACAAGAGATTAAGGGATTAGAGACACAAATCAAATCTCTTAACGGAACGTTTAGTAGTCAACAAAGAGAACTACAGAGCTTACCAACTAAAATAGCAAACGCAGAGACAGGGTTTTATAAACTTAGAGACGCAATGCAACAAACACACACAGCGTTTAGAAATAACGGAGGTCGATTGGCTGACGTGGCTCAACGCTTTAATGATGTTGGAGGACGTGTGCAAGCGTTCGGACAAAAAATGGCGAACTTTGGGGACGGCTTTTCTAAGATAACAGGTGGACTTACAACAGGAATGTTTCTAGCTGGTAAGGCTGCTATAGATTTTGAAAGTGCGTTCGCAGGTGTAGTTAAAACTGTTAACGGAACACCACAGCAATTAGACGCTATTAGACAAAGTTTCTTAGACTTGTCAACACAGATTCCAGTAAGTGCTAATGAACTTTCACGAATTGGGGAAGTTGCAGGACAGTTAGGAATTAAAGCTGAAAACATTGTTGATTTCACAAAAACAATAGCTGACTTAGGAGCAACTACTAACTTAGCAGCTGAAGAAGGAGCAACGAGTTTAGCTCAATTCATGGCTGTTATGGGAACTAGTCAAGGTAACATTAGAAATCTAGGGTCTTCAATAGTTGAACTAGGAAATAACTTTGCAACGAACGAAAGAGCTATTGTGGAAATGGCACAACGTCTATCTGGTATGGGTAAACAAACTAACATGGCTGAGGCTGATGTGTTAGGACTAGCAGCCGCTTTAAGTACAGTTGGTATCGAAGCTGAGGCGGGGGGTAGTGCAATGACTCAAGTAATGAATAAAATGCAAAACGCCGTTGCAAGTGGTGGAGATAGTTTACAAAAATTCGCTAGTGCTGCGGGTGTAAGTGCTAATGAGTTTGCCAACGCATTTAGAACAAGACCTGTAGAAGCTTTAGAGATGTTGCTTAAAGGGTTGAATGAAGTCAAAGAAAATGGCGGTAACGTCAATGACGTGTTATCTAGTCTAGGTATAACAGGTATTCGTGAAGCAGACGCAATTAAACGTTTAGCAGGTGCATTAAACGGAGAAAGCGGACTAGGTAGGGCGTTAGAGATTTCTAACAAAGGTTGGCGAGAGAATAACGCTTTAACTAAAGAAGCTGCTATAAGATATCAAACAAGTGCTAGTAAATTGAAAATGGCAAAAAACGAGATTCAGAAAATGGCAATCGAAATGGGATCTCAATTATTACCTAAACTAGCACAAGCGTTAACTGCCTCAAAACCGTTAGTAAACTCACTAGGAAATATGATGTTGTGGTTTAGCAAGTTACCAACAGCCGTGCAACTAGCGACTTTAGGATTCGGACCATTCATGTCTGTGTTAGGTAGAATGACTACCGGTATTGGTAGTGGTGTGAAAGCTATCGGAAGTTTTGTTAAATGGGTTGGTAAAATGTCAACAGCTAAATCAGTTGGAGACATGATTAAACTCTCAACATCTATAGCAGGAGTCGGAACTCAAGCAGCGAAAGCAGGAAGTATGGCGACGTTATTAACTAACCCTTATGTTGCAGGAGCTGCGTTAATAGGTGCTGCATTTGTCGGTGTAGGTACAGCGATATACCGTGAAATGACTAAGCATAGTCGAAACCACGAGGCAGCTATTGAGTTAACAAACGGTAAGTATAAAGAATGGTATGATGCAGTAATTAAAGGTGCGGAGCAATCAGGGAATTCTATTAACCACATGGGAGATGCTGTTAAACGTAACTCAGACGCTGTTAAAAGTGAGATTAAGAAAGTTCAAGCTGCAAATACCGAGATTATGGAAAACATAAACAAAAACTTTAAAGACGGTAAATGGTACAAACTAGAGTTTGACGGGCGTTTTAGAAAACAACTAAAAGAGGCGTTAAGTTTATCGGACGAGGACGTTAACCAAATTTCCGGGAGTGTCCAAGTAGCAGCTAACTTAGTAGGGAACTCTTTAGCAAGTTTAAATAGTAAGTATTTAGAAGGTAGTAGGATCACGGCTGATTACGCTCTTGCACAGATTAAGAGTGTAAGCGATGTGACTGCTGCAACTGTTCAAAGTTTAGAACAACGTAAAGCTGCTGAGATGTCGGCGTTGGAGCAAAAGAAAGCTAACAACTTAATTAATGAAGAATTATATAGTCGTGAAAAAGAAAACATAAGCAAACATTACGACTCTATTATTAACGAAACAAAACAAGCACAAGACACAATTAACGATATTTTGTCAAGTGCTGCTAGAGAAAACAGAGTACTTACTAAATCAGAATTAGACCAACTAGAAGAAGCTTATAAAAAAGTAGGTAAAACAGCAACCGAAGCAGCTACGGAAAGTAAGGAAGCACAGCAAATTTTACAAGAGGCTTTCAACGACACAACAGCAGCGGCAAAATTGGCGGCGCTGAAACAAATGGGAATAATTGACCAAGCTAAAGAGACTTACATTAAAGGTCTTGGAAGTGCTGAGAAGAAAGTTCAAGAAATGAATAAAGCTCTTGATGAATGGGCTGCTAAAGAAGGTGGATTCAAAACAATCGGAATTGAATACGAAGGGGGCGACATTGCTTTCAACTTCAAAAACGATTATGAGCGTGCATTAGCTTTACCAGACATTAAAAAAGCTATTATGATTTCTGAGAGTCAAGGTCGTACCATTAAGATGACAATAGATGACTTAAATTTCTTAAACAGCATGGGAATACACCCTAAGAATGTTGAAATTGTAGATAATGCAAGTCAGCCATTGGATAATGTTAACAGTAAAATAGGTCAATTCACAGATACAGATATAGCACCTAAATCAATAATGGTGCAAGATGACGCTACCCCTAATATCACACAAGCATTTAACAAACTGTTAGACTTTGCGTCATTGAATGTTCCAGATAAAAACATTAATGCTACTGACAACGCAAGTGCTGTAATCGACCAAGCTAAATTTAGCTTAGACGGATATAACGCTACAGAAACACCAGTGAAATCAATTATGGCTCAAGGAAACGCCACACCTTTCACGGATCAAGCGACAAGTAGTTTAAATACATTTAACGCAACAGGAACGCCAACAAAATCAATCATGGCACAAGGTAACGCAACACCATTTACTAACCAAGCGACAAGCAGTTTAAATGCGTTTAACGGAACACCAACACCACCTAAAGTATTATCAGCAGTTGACGCAGCAAGCGGCACTATCTGGGGTGTAATCGGACTGTTAAATAGTATCCCTCGTGAAGTTGTGAGTGTAATAAGAACTGTAAGTGTGATGTCAGGTATTCCAAGTTTTCCGGGATTCTTCGCAACAGGCGGACATATTCCAATGTTTGCACGTGGTGGTAATATCGGACAAACAGAGAACTTACAACCAAACTACACAGGTATTGTTGGAGAAGCTGGACCTGAATTATTCAGAGTAACTAAGAACGGAGTTAATATCACACCGTTATCAACTAGTGAAAAGATAAAAGGTATAAGTGGTGCATTGGCTGAACACGGAGCTAAAACCAATGGTAATGAGATTAACGTAACAATTAATGTTACTGGAAATAATATCAACAACAAAGAAGATATAAATGTGTTAGTTGACACGATAGAAAATAAATTAGTAAGAAAAATGAAAGAAATAAAATCAATGAGTTTCGGAGGTGGTAGAAATGCCGTTACACTTTAATAAATTAACGTTCAATGGGAAGTCTACCGCCGATTTCCCATTTGATATATATGTGATAGAAAATGACGGGATCAATAAAGGGAAAAGAAAAGATAAGATATTCACATCTGATTATATTACAGGTGGAATAGTTAGGACAGCTAAAGTATACGAAACGGTGGAAAAATCATACAAACTGTTAATTCACGGTGTTAGTTTAGCTGAAATAAATGACGTGTTAATATGGCTTGACGGTAGCGGTAAATTAATCGCTGCTGACAACCCCAACCGTTATTACGAGGTATTAACAACCTCAGCTGTAAGGTCAAGGCTTGGCGAGGTAGATGAATATGAAATTGATGTAGTATTCACGTGTAACCCGTTCTCTTACAACATGGTAAAAGATGTTAAGACATTCACAGCAAATGGAATACTCGATAATAATACAGGTTTACCTATGTATCCTAAAGTTACAGTATATGGAAACTTTACAGAAGAAAGCACATTAACAATCGGTAAGCAAGTAATAAGAATAAAAGCTATAGTTGAGAAAATTACGATTGAGTGTAAACAAGGTGAACAGAATGTTTACGACAAAAACGGAGGTCTTTTAAATAGTATTATGCTAGGAGATTTCTTTGAAATACCAACAGGACGTAGCGGTGTTGTGTTAGGTACAGGAATTACAAAAGTAGAAATTGACTGTAGGTGGGGGGCGTTTATATAATGTTGTGGTTATATGATGAAAACGAAACAGATTTTACCTATAACGGAATTGTGTTAAACAACGCTTATGATGCTGATATTCATTGGGTGTTAAATTCGACTTACAAACTTACGTTTAAATATCCTACAGTTGACAATGAACTATATGCGACCATTGAAAAAGGCATGATAGTCAAGGCTGATGAGCATGACAGGAAAAATCTTTTTAGAATTAAAGATATAGATATCAATGAACATGAACAGTCAATCACAATTACAGCATATCAAAAGACGTTTGATTATAGTAAACGACTTGTTAAAAACTTTTCAAAACTCAACTCAACTTGTCAAACTGTGCTAGATGAATGGGTTGCGAATTTTGTGTCAACGGAAAAAGATTTTAGTTGGTTTTCAGATATCAAAGAGCCAAACTCATTTATCACGTATAAAGATGAAAAAGATACATCTTTAAAATCATCATTTGACTTATTCGGAAAAATAGCTGACACATTCAACGGTGATATCGATATGCACAACAACAGAATTAGCATATTGAAAAAGTTAGGTCGTGACACAGAAGAAGTGTTAACGCCCGCTAAGAATATCACATCTTTTGTTA